TCAATAAGACTGTGTGGGTGCCAGCATGATGATCAAGACGCCTTGGACAACTCAGCCGCAGCAGGCTTGCGAGATTGATCTCAAATTGGGGCCATCGGCAGCGTGGAACTTTGCGACAAAGCGCGATGCGGTTTCTGGTTTGGAGATGGTACTAGGCGCGGATAACTCAAGCGGCGTTTGGCGGGATGGTAGATATATAAATGTCACTGGCGCATCTAATCTAAACCGAGTTGAGTGCGTTTCGTCGGTTTCGGCTATTGCTCCCGGCGCTGGCGATTTCACAGTAACCGTCACGTTTGTATTTGATGGACTTACGGGGGGTTACTCGGCATTTGGTCGATGGAACACAGGGGCAACACCCTCAACCAGTGATTGGTTTTTAGGTGCAGGTTCTACATTTGGAGTCGCAACCGCTGATTTTACGGTGGCTTGTGGGTCATCTGTATATTCAGCCAGCGCCGCAGGTGCATGGGTTGTAGGAAACAAATATACCTTTATCGGCAGGCGGCGCGGCACGACTATTTATGTGGATAGGTACAACCACACAACAGGGGTATGGGTTTCAGGCAGCACGACTAATGCCGGTATCACAACGATCAATTACAACGCAGCACGTAAAACAAAGCTGGGCGAAATTGATATTGGTGCTGGCTACAACATTGCTGCGACTTACTCAACAGCAGCGACGTTTAAAAGATGCTTGTCAGGTGCCGAGGTACGATCACTCTCCGCTAACCCCTGGCAAATCTTCAAGCCCCTCCCGCGCCGCATCTTCGCGCCGGTAGCGACTAGCTCAGATATTCTCGGCACGCTGTCCGTCACCGAAGGCACTGAAACACTCTCTGCCAGCGGCACAGTGACCGGTGCGACGAGTGTTGATGGCTCTGCCAACCTCACCGAATCCGCAGAAACAGTTACCGCATCCGGCACCGTCCTTGTCAGTGGATCGTCGAGCACTACGAATGCAGCGCAGAGCGTTACCGCATCGGGCGCGGTAGCAATCTCAGGCACGGCCAGCCTCACAGAGACAGCAGAGACGCTAAGCGCATCGGGCGCACTCGCTATTGAGGGTGCGGCCACGATCACGGAAAGCGCTGAAACACTGACAGCATCGGGTGTCGTTGTCTCAGGCATCGTCGGCAACGCGTCCATTACAGAAGCGGAAGAGACTATCACCGCATCGGGCGCTATTGCCATCGGTGGAACAGCGTCCATTGCCCCCACGGCGCAGGATGTCATCGCCACTGGCTCGATTGCCATCACCGGCACAGCCAATCTCTATGAGCTGGCAGAAACGCTTACAGCCAGCGGCATCGCTCTGGGGGGAATCACCGGATCAGCAAGCCTATCGCAAGCGGCGCAAACCCTATCAGCGTTCGCTACAGCCGCATTCCCAACCATCGCCCGCCCAACCTCCGACGTATCCAACGCAGGCTGGACAGCATCCACAGGCTCTGACCTGTACGCCATGCTGGACGAGGTATCGCCGGATGATCTGGACTACATCAGCACAAGCACACTCGGCGCAGTCTGCAAGATGGCGCTTAACGCGACTCAGTATCCAGGCAGCGCCGCGCAGCAACTCAGCCTACGGGCTTCAAGCTCAACCGGCAACGGCCTGGCGGTCACGATCAAGGACGGCGCAACAACGATTGCTACCCGCTCACTGACGCTGACCCCGACTTACGATTTACACACTATCACCCTGACGAGCGGCGAGATTGCAGCGATTACGTCGGGCAATCTCACTGTCGAAATGACGAGTATCTAGGAGCCACAAATGTCCCTCTCTAACACCACCGAAACCGCAGCCCTCGACGTATTCCTACGCGGCACCGACCCATCTTATCGTGCCGGGGGGAATAACTACCTTGCGCTATTCACGGGCGACCCCGGTGAAGATGCGTCACTGGCCACTGAGGCTGACTACACCGGGTATGCCCGTGTCGCCATCGCCAAAGCATCGTCATGGACGGGGACGGCTTCGCCTTTCACCAACACCAATCTCATCCAGTTTGGCGCATGCACCGCAGGCACCAACGCCATCACGCATTTTGCGGTAGTGGATACTGGCCCCGCGCGTGCGACCGCAGTCAATATGCTGATTTCCGGCGCGCTCTCGGCAACGCTCAATGTCTCAAACGGCATTCAGCCTCAATTTGCCGCCAGTGCGTTGAGTATCGGCGCTGAGTAATGACCGCGCAAGAAGCATCCGACCAACAAATCGACAACCCGCTATTCGTCTGCACCAGTTGCGGCGAGGCGGTTGTCGTCTATGGCGGTCAATTCTTTCGCACCTGCGAGCACGTGGAGGCGCTGGTGGCGGCAACCTATGACGGGTTAAAGGCGGCAAGCTATGGCATTCAGTAGCGTTCGAGATGTGATTGCCTCTTGGGAAGCGGGGCGCTGCTGGAATTCATTTATCCACAAAACGTCTACCCCCACGCCGGGTGCCGGTCGCTGGGGTGATTTGTCTATGGGCGCAGGCACGCCTATCTATAACGCCTATGTCGGTGGCCAGCTCGAAGCCACGCAGCTTAACGGGCAAAAGAACCAAGGGGTATTCACCGGCCCGGCTATGGTCGCAGGGCAAGAGAAGTATCTCGCACAAATCGCGCTGGCTTCACCGACAACCACCAACAGTGTGCCATACGATTACATCCTTGCCGATTACCTGCTGTTCTATCCGCTGATCGATGGCGACTCCACCGAACAGCAGGACATGGACAACACTGCCACGCTGCCACGTTATACCGATGGCGTAGGCGTCAAGGCGTTCTTGGTCGTCACTACCCCCATGACTGCGGACGCGGACGTTACCATTGGCTATACCGATTGTGACAACATTGACCGCACGCTAACCGTGAGATGCCTGGTCGGTGGCGTCAGTGTAGGGGGATTGATCCAAGGCGCAGCCGCTGGGGTAACGATTACCGTCACCCGTGCGCTCACGCCATTTCTGCCCATACCCGAGCGCGGCATCAAGCGCATCAACTACGTCACCAACGCGGCTGGCCTTGGCGGGTTCTTCGCCGCCTGCCTATGCAAGCCCCTCACCACCTTGATGCAGCGCGAACCACTGACGATGACGGAAAAGTGCCTAATTACGCAGCAGCTCACCCTGCCACGCATTTACCCCGGCGCGTACCTGAACTTCCTTTTGCTTGCCGGTGGCACTGGCAACCCTTCCACCATTAGAGGCCAGCTTGATTTTGTCTGGTCACAGGAGTAATCATGGGCTTTAACTCATACGACGAACTGGTTTCTGAAATGACAGCCGGCAAAACTACCGGCCCGGTGACTTGGAACAAACTGGTACCCGCCGCGCACACGGCTGGCCGCTGGTACGACTTTCAAGCGCTCGCAGGTACGCCTATCGCTAACGCGTGGGCTGGCACCGCGCTCAACTGGGTCACTTGTACCGGCGCAACCGGCAACGGTACGCAGATATTCGGCCTACCGATGGGCGGCGACGTGACGCCAGACACAAAACACCTGATCAACGCCATGGCCTTGACCCCCGGTGTGGTTCCCGGTGTACTGATGCTGGTCGATTTGCAAGGCTACTACCCCGGCATTTCGCTTAACTCCGCCGTGGCCCAAACCATGGTCGGCACGCCGACGCTGCGCTATGCCAACGGCGCGGGGGTGCGTGCCTACTTTGTGATTACCGGTGGCACGGTCGGCGCTACAGCGCACAACCTCGCCATGAGCTACACCGATCAATCAGGGAACGCAGGCAACACCTTGCCCGTAACCGTCTCCTGCACCGCGTCAACCATTGCCACGCACATTACCCACTCAGGCACGGCGGCTAACAACTATGGCCCGTTCTTGCCGCTGGCCAATGGGGATTCTGGAATTCGCTCCGTTCAGACGGTCACCTTCTCCGCGTCATCGGTTGGCACCGCACCTTTAGGCGCTTTGTGTCTGGCGCGTCCGCTGCTCACCCTGCCGATTACGACGACCGGCGTTGCGGTAGAGCGTGACCTGGTGAATCAAATCCCCTCAATGCCGATGATTCCCGATGGCGCGTGTCTCGTTTGGCTGTATTTCGCAGGCGGCACCACCGCAGCCAACACCAACTTTTACGGGACTTTGGAAGCAGCCTGGAGCTAATCATGCTTTTACGCAACGGCACCGCTCGCAACGATCAGCCGGGGAGATTCTCCGGCAACTTGTTCCATCTCGACTTGCCGCTATGGACGCAGCAAAAGCGCAATCTGTTTGTGGGTGGCGTTAATGCCAAGTCAGCCCTGCCTATCGGCAACGCATCGCCCTCTGCTTGGGTGTTGGCACAGAAAGCGGGGGGCTTGTCCTCCCGGCAACTGAAAGCCATCAAGATAACTCCGGTGGCAACGGGCGGACTGGGCATGCCGGGGTCAGGTTCTGCCGCTTTTTCCATCACGACCAATACCCCGGCTGGCCAGCTCATTTCGTCGGGCGATGGTTCTGCCACTTTGACCATCACCAGCAACACCCCGTTGCTGACCGCATCTATTGGCGGCACAGGTAGCACGACGATTACCGTCAGCACCAACACCCCAACGCTGGGCGCTAAGGCCAGCGGGGCAGGGGCGGCAAGCATCACCGTCACGGTTGCCAACGCGACCGCCTACCCACTTGACGATACATCTCCCCTACGCACCGGCGCGGCCTCCTTTGCCATCACCGGCACGCTGACGCCCTACGCCATCGGGCAATTGACCGGATCAACAATTGATAGCGGCGTGCTGACGGCTGATGCAATCACTGCCTCCGTCTGGAATGCCATCCTTGCCGACTTCAACGAGAACGGGACTGCGGGTAAAGCACTGGCGACCGCCGGTTCAGGCGGCGTTGATCTGGAGGCGCTGGCCCAAGCCATCCTCGCCGCTGCACAGATCACGCCGATTCATGCCGACACGCGCAAGATGAATGGCGCAGTCGTCGCAGGGGTAGGCACCACGGGCGATAAGTGGCGTGGCGTTTGATCCGTCCGCGTTTAGCCTAGATTCGTTTGACGCGGCGTCATTCGATCTAGGCGCGACTGAGGTTGTCGACGTCCGGGTATCGTTCGTCTCGTTCGACACCAACGCGACACCGTGCGACGTTAAAGTTTCATGGCTGGCCTTCGACACGCAGGCGGTGCCTTGTGATGTGCGGGTTAGTTGGCTGGCGTTTGACAGTGCAGCAAATGAAATGCCGGCTGCAATCGGCCCGGCAGAAAACCGCTGTGGCCCAACATGCGAAGTCGTCACGCCATCACGTCGTAGACGGCGCACAGCGCAACGGCCAGCGGTCGTGCATGCGGATGTTTCCATCGTCTGCCGCATTGGCTGCCAGGCTGAAGCCGGATTATCAATAAACGGTGCCATTGATTGCGGATCAGCGCCGCAGGTATCTGCCACCGCTAGCCTGCATTTCGGCGTAACAGTCAGCGCCGAAATTACGCCAAAACTAACCGCAACCGGCGACTGTTACGACACCATCCTCGAAATGCTGCTCGCCGCGTAAAAAATAACGCAAGCCGGACAGTTTTCCCTATTTTTGTCCGTGCCACCCGTAAGACCATAGCCACCATCCCTCGCACATTGGTGGCTGCATGAGCAAATCGAAAATCACCGGAACCCTCTACCGTCAGGCCGAAGCGCCAACAGTACGGGCAGACGACCAGGGCGTCACGCTTTCGCTCTCGTTCTCATCTGAAACCCCCTACACGCGCTCAAGTTGGTTTGATGAGCCATGGGTCGAAATCCTCGGTCACAACGCCAGCGAATGCGACCTATCCCGCCTCAATGGCGGCGCGCCCGTTTTAGCCAATCACGAACGCACTGCCTCCGGCGAAACCTCCCCGCTCGCCTCTATCGGCATTGTCGAAAAAGCATGGATCGAAAACGGCGTAGGCCGTGCAGAAATTCGCCTCTCGCGCCGCCCGGAGATTGCCGGCCTGGTGCAAGACATCGCCGATGGCATCGTCCGCAACGTGTCGGTCGGCTATTCAATCAACGAACGCACCCTCATCAAGTCGCACGCCGAAGGCCCGGACGAATACCGCGTCACTTCATGGACCCCCATGGAAATCAGCCTGGTCGACATCCCCGCCGATGCCACCGTCGGCGTGGGCCGTAGCGATAACTTTCAAGTTGTACAACTGCCGGAGTCCGGCATCACCAAAGGAGCCGTCATGGCCGAAAACCAAGCCCCGGCAACGCCGGAAATCAACGTTGACGAAGTTCGTCAAGTCGCAATTACCGCCGAGCGCGCCCGCGTTTCGGAAATTAACGATGCCGTTCGCGGCCTCAAACTCGACCCGGCCTTTGCCGACGAGATGATCACCAAAGGCACCAGCGCTGACGAAGCCCGCCGCCTGGCAATCTCCAAAGCTGCCGAGCGCTCAAACGACACCATCAAGCCGCCGATGGGTCATGTCGAAACGCTGGTCGACGAAGTGGATACCCGCCGCGCCGCCGTTGCTGAAGCCCTCTTGCACCGCCATGCCCCGGCCCAGCACAAGCTGTCCGACAACGGCAAGCGCTTCGCCGGCCTCTCGCTGATCGAAACCGCCCGCGAGCTGCTCTCCGCTCGCGGCGTTGACATTCGCGGCATGTCTCGCGACCAGATCGCCACCCGCGCCATGATGACCACGGGCGATTTCCCGTACATTCTGGCCAACGTCGCCAACAAAACCTTGCGCCAGGCTTATGAAGCCGCACCGCAAACCTTCCGTCCTTTCTGCCGTCAAGTCACCGCGCCGGATTTCAAGACGATCAGCCGCACCGCCCTGGGTGATGCACCGTCGCTGGAGAAGGTCAACGAGCATGGCGAATACAAATATGGCGCTGTGTCCGAAGGCCGCGAGCAGTACGCCGTCGCCTCCTACGGCAAGATCGTTGCACTGACTCGCCAGACCATCATCAATGATGACCTGAGCGCCTTTACCCGCCTGCCAGAAATGTTTGGCCGCGCCGCTGCTGATCTTGAATCCGACACCGTCTGGGGCATCCTCACCGCCAACGCTGCAATGGCTGACGGCGTTGCACTGTTCCATGCCAACCACGGCAACCTGCCGACCGGCGCTGCAATCTCTGTCACCCAGCTCGGCGTCGCCCGCGCTGCCATGCGCATTCAGGCTGGTTTGGATGGCCGCAAGATCAACGTCGCCCCGCGCTACCTGCTGGTTCCGGCTGCCCTTGAAACCTTGGCCCAGCAATACACCAGCCAGGCATATGCCGCCAACGTGCAAACCTCGATTAATCCGTTTGCCGGTGCGCTTCAGGTCTTGGCCGAGCCGCGCCTTGATGCTGCCAGCACAACCGCCTGGTACGTGGCAGCCGATCCGATGCAAATCGACACCATCGAATACGCCTACCTCGAAGGCAACCAGGGCGTCTACCTGGAAACCAAAGAGGGCTGGGAAGTCGACGGCGTTGAGTTCAAGGCCCGCCTTGACTTCGGTGCAAAAGCAATCGACCACCGTGGTTTCGTCAAGGGCAACTAATTGAAACGCCGGGGTAATACCCCGGCATTCAGCAAAGGAAATTAAGCATGAAAAATTTTGTTAAAGAAGGCGATGTTTTGACCCTCGCCCCTGGTTCCGCCGTTGCTTCCGGCATTGGCTACCTGTTCGGCGCCGGCCTCTTCGGCGTTGCCACCAATGACGTGGCCAACGGTGTCGAAGGCGAATTCATCACTGAAGGCATTGTCACCATCGGCAAAACCTCCGCACTAGCCATCGCGGTCGGTGATCGCGTGTTTTGGGATTCGACCAACAAGGTCGTCAACAAAACCACCACCGCCCAGCAATGTGTTGGCGTTGCGGTCACTGCTGCAACCAACCCAAGCCCCACGGTGCAGATCAAGCTCGGCCAATACGTCCCGGTCGCGACCTAAACCATGGTCGACTTTGCAGCACATACCTCGCGCATCATCAATCGCATCGGCCAGCCGGTCAGTATTACACCGGCAGGCGGTTCGTTGAAGGTTGTCAGCGGGGTATTCCTGCAAGTCCCGGCGCTGGCTTTTGGTCTGGTCGACGGCAATAACCCAACGCTTCGTATTAGTACGCAAGACGCCACCGGCCTCGTCAATGGCGACCCGGTAAGTGTCGGCGGTGTTGCTTATAGCGTTGTGCGCATTGCCGATGATCTGCCAGCGGGTGACGTTGTGCTTGATTTAGAAAAAGCATGAGCCACGTCCGCACCCAACTGCGCGCTGGCTTGGTCGCCGCTTTAACCGGCCTGGCAACGACCGGCAACCGGGTGCACGCCTCGCGCATGCGCCCAGTCAAGGCAGAGCAAATGCCCTGCCTGCTCATCGCCACCGGGGATGAACGCATTGAAAGCACCGCCCTGCAATACGGCCCGCTGGATCGCGCTTTGACCCTACATGTAAGCGGTTTTGCCATGGGCGCAACGGTAGACGACACGCTCGATCAAATCGCGCATGAAGTCGAAACAGCACTAGCCAGCAAAAACTACAAGCTGCAAGGCATTGAAGTGGATTTTGATGACGAGCTGGAAAAGCCAGTGGGATCAATCACCCTGAGTTTTGAAATTTTGTATTTCACCCAAGCCGGCTCGCCCGGCGTATCTGCTTAAGGAGTATTAAAAATGGGTACAAAAACATGGACTAACGTCCAAGTCGCAATGCAGTCTGCCGTTGGCGCCTCTAAAACCATCACGGGGGTCACCAAAGCCAACCCGGCAGTCGTCTCCTCAACCGCGCACGGCCTGGGCAATGGTGACATTGTGGTTTTGTCGGTCATCGGCATGTATCAAATCAACTTCAAACCCGTCCGCGTGGCCAATATCACCGCCAATACCTTTGAGCTAGAGGGCGTCGATTCAACGCTGTTTGACACCTTCACCAGCGGTTCAGCCGCTGCGGTCACGCTCGGCACCACGTTTTCAACCATGGGCGACTTTACCGTATCCGGCGGCGATCTTGAAATGATCGATACCACTACGATTCACGATGCCACCAAGCAATCCCAACCGGGGTCGGCCTCCGCTATCGAATGCTCAGGCAACTTTAACTGGGACCCGTCAGATGCCGGTCAGGTCGCCATGAAAGCCGCGTCAGAAGCCAAAGTGCAGCGCGTTTTCAAGGTTCAGTTCTCGGATGGCTCGAAGTGGTATTTCAACGGCTATCCAGGCTTCGCCGGCTCGCCGGCAGGTTCGGCCGGCGGCAAGGTGACCTCCCCGTTCAAGATTGGTGGCTACGGCCGCCCGTCCTTCTACGCCGCCTAATCGCTAAAAGTTTCAGCGGGCAGGGCGGCAACGTCCAACCGCGCCGGCCTGACGCGGCGCCCGCTGAATTCATCAGGCCACCTTAAGGAATCAGGCCATCATGTCGTTCAAACTACAAGCAAACCCCACCTTTAAAGCCCAAGTAAACATTCCAGTCCCCGGCGAAAAAGCAGAGCCGGTGACGTTCACCTTTAAACACAAAACCCGCGCCCAGTTCGACGCGATGATTGCTGGCCTGGCCAGTAGCGATGTGCACATTGACAGCGCAGTCAAAGAGGTCGTCATCGAGTGGGTGTATCCCGGCGTCGAATACAGCGTCGAAGCGCTCGATCAGTGCCTTGACATGTTCCCCGGCAGCGCGCTCGCCATCTTCAGCGCCTACCGTGACAACTTGCTGGAAGCCCGCAGAAAAAACTAAAGGAGGCCGCCCGCCAAATGGTGGGCGGCAACCAGGGCGACGTTGGAATGTTTGCCTCCATGGGCATCCCGCCCGAAGAATGGGAAAAAAGGCTGGCGCCAGAAGAAATCGAAATCTGGCCCGAAAACTGGCCAGCGGTCGAAGTTTTCAGCGCCATGCTCACCCAGTGGCGGATCGGCATGGGCGGCCCCACCGGGCTGGATTATGCGGCATTACCCGCCGTCATGGATTTGCTCGAAGTAGAACGCCGCACCGAATGCTTCGCCGGCCTGCAAGTGATGGAATCCGAAGCGCTGGAAGTTTTTAGATTGAAATCAAATGGCCAATAACGAAACCTCCATCATTATCAGCGCGGTCGACAAGACGCAAGGCGCGCTGAATTCCGTCAACAACAACCTCTCCTCCCTGGAGGGGCAGTTCAGCAAGCTGACCGGCGTTGTCTCTGGCTTCGCCGCACTGGCCGGCGTGACCGCCTTTGCTGGCATTGCCAAGGGAGCCATTGACACCGCAGCAGGCTTGCACGACATGGCGCAACAAACCGGCGCCAGTGTCGAGTCTCTGTCTGCCATGCGTGGCGCCGCCAAGCTAGCCGGCGTTGATATGGAGCAAGTGGCTGGCGGCCTCGGAAAACTCTCCAAAAACATGCTTGCCGCAGCGCAAGGCAGCGGCGACGCCGAAAAGGTATTCAAAGCGCTTGGTATCAGTGTTGCCGATTCCAGCGGCAAAATGAAATCATCCGAAGCCGTGTTCATGGAATTTTCCAAGAGCATGCAAGGGGTCAGCAGTAACACAGAGCGAGTCGCCGCAGCGCAGTTGGTTTTCGGCAAGTCAGGCGCCGCCCTAATCCCGCTGATGAATGATCTGGCTGCATCGGGTGAGTTGCAAGCCAAGGTCACGGCAGAGCAAGCCGCAGCGGCTGATCAGTTGGCAGACACCTTGGACGGCTTGGCTATAAATTTCGACAACTGGAAAACGTCCGTCATCATGGACATGGTTCCGGCCGCCAATGCGTTTGCTGAAGCCATGCTAGAGATGGCGACAAAGTCAGCCGATGCAAATAAGATCGCAAAAGAGTTAGGCGCAGATGTATCAGTGAAACAATGGGCTATTGAAGCCGCAAAAGCGGTAGGGTTTGTCGTTGATTCGTTCGACGGGGCGTCGAGGGTAGTCAAGGCCATAGGCGCGACAATCGGCGCAGCGGCAGGTCAAGCCGCTTTAATCGCTAAAGGTGATTTTGCGGGGGCAATGGCGATCGGCAAAATGTGGCTTGCTGATCTGGACAAATTGGCGCAGGGCGAATTATTTAGCGACGTGCTTGCCCGCAGGATTGCAGCAATCGGCACAGAGGCACCCAAGGCAGCGCAAGGCACCACGAGTCTAGCCAATGCCTTGAACGGCTTATCGGGAGAAGGCGGAAAAGCCGCAAAGGTTTTGGCCGATCTCCATCTAACCCAAATGGCGCTGGTCACCAAGCAAGCCGCCGCCGAGTTAGAAGCCCTAACCAAGCAACAAGAAGAATACGCCAAAGCCTTGCAATCCGCCCTCAGCCCGCTGGAAACGCAGGCGCAAAATCTGGAGCGAGAGGTCGCCAATTACGGCCTGACAGAATCAGCCATTCAAAGCACCATCATCGCCCGAATGGAAGAGGCCAGGGTGATCGCCGCCGCTAACGGGGCCTGGCCCGAGCACCTGAATTACCTCGACCAAGAAATCGAACTCCGAAAGCGGATCGCCACCGCCGCCGGCCAAAAAGAAACCCTAGACACCAACAAAAAAGCCGCCGAAGCCGCCGCCAAAGAATGGGAGAAGTTTGCCGGCCAAGTAGAGCAAAGCCTAACCGACGCCCTGATGCGCTCGCTTGAATCCGGCGAATCCTACGGCGATGCGTTTATCAAGAATCTGAAGAACACCTTCAAAACCGCCGGCCTCAAGCTTGTGATTCAAACCGTGACCGGAACCAGTGGATCATTGGTCAACAGCGCCATCAACTGGGCAGCCGGTACGAGTAGCAGCGACGGCGGAAAGGGTACGGATTACCTCGGGCTGGCGAGTAATGCGTATAGCCTGTATAGCGGGGCGACTGCTGCCTATGCCGCCTATGGTGCCACGGGCACAGGCTTAACCGCCGCCGAGACTACCAGTGCAGCATGGGCGTACCTTCAATCCGGGGAAATTGGCACGGCTGTTGGCGTGGCTATAAAAGGCTACTTTAGCACTGTAGCAACGGAAACAATCGCTGCTGATGCAGCCGCAGCTGCGGCGGCAAAGGTTGCAGCCACAAAAGCTGCCGAGATTGCTGCTACTGAAGCGGCAATCGATAGCGGCGCACTTGGCGGCGCTGCGTCATCAGTCTCGTTGGCAGGGGTTCCTTACCTCGCCCTCCCAGCCCTTGCGCTTGCGCTCATACAGGGGCTATCAGGTTCCACCCAAAAGTACCAGACAGGGGCGTATCTTAACGGCACCTTTAGTGGCGATGGGTTCGACGGATCAACCAGAGACGACTACCACCGCGAAGGTGGATGGGCGAATGACGACAAGAATTACACCTCAGTCGTGCCGCTCATAACTACTGCATCGCGCCTTTACGATGCGAGCGAGACCGGACAATATGGATATTTCCCCGGTGGTGGAAACTTAACCGGACAGGATAGCTATACGCCGTTGCCTGCCCGGTACAGCGGCGACGACAATCTGACTAGCGAGCAGATTGATGCGATGCAAGCTAACCAGGTTGCCATGTTTAATCAAACAAAGGCCAATCTAGCTGCTGCCTTAGTGCAGCGCCAAGCGCTCGACACTGCGCTAGGTACGCTCTACACCAACATTAAAGATTCAGTAGCGACCAACCTCGGCACCGCCTTTGAAGACACCTCGTTCGCTGAAAAGCTAAAGGGATTCACCCACGACATAGATGTGTCCCTAATGTCCGGTGACATGACCGCCATGTTCACCAACATCGGCACCGAGCTAACGGCTGCCATGCAGTCCTTCCTCCTCCCCTCAGTCGCCACCGTCAAAACCCAATCCGTCGACCTTGCCAACAGCCTAAAAACATCACTTGAGCAAGCCACCGCATCAGGCGACACCACCGGCGCAGAAGCCCTCAAGACCAAGATCACCCAGCTCGAAGCCGTGGGCGCAGAGACGTGGACGCAAACCTTTGGCCGCATGATGCAGGAGACGCAGGCCGTCGCTGGCGTTCTGGACTTGTTTGGCACCACGCTGGTAGAGACCTTCGGCAAGAACAACATGGACGGCATCCTCAAGATGTCGGACAACCTGGTCAATCTGTTCGGCGGTATCGACGCGATGAATACCAGCGTCAATGCCTATTACGGCAACTTTTACAGTGAAGAGGAAAAAACCGCCCGTTCGTGGGAGATGATGGGCAAATCATTTGCATCGCTGAATCTCACTATGCCGACGACGCGCGATGGGTTCAAAGACTTGGTTGATGGTCTCGACCTCAACACGCTGGCAGGGCAAGCGACATTCAAATCGTTGATGGACTTGCAGGGTGGGTTTGCTACCTTGGTGCCGGCGATTGAAGACGTTGCCGCAACCTCAAAAAAAGCGGCAGAGGAGCTGGCGAACTGGAAAACCGAAACCCTAGCCCAATTCACCCCAGCAAAAACGGTACAACAAGCCGCTCAAGCAATTAACGACGCGGGGTTCTACGGTGCTCCCAGCCAGTTGATGACCAACATGGACCTCTCGGGGTTCAATGCGGCCATTGCGGGGATTATTACGAATGCCAGCCCTGAGACAAAGATGCTGTATGAGAAGCTGGCAGGCGATATCAAGATTGTCCAAGATTCGCTGATCGGCTTTTCCGACGCCGCTGCACAAGCAGCAGACGCAGCGCATGACGTTGCCCAATCGTGGATTACTAAACTCGCTACGCCGCTCACGCCACAACAAGCTTCACAGAAAATTATCGACGGTGGGTTGTATGGCAAGCAAGGCGACGACCTCAGTACAATGAGCCTTGCCGGGTTTAAGACGGCAATCTCCGGTATCGCGACGGGCGCCAGCGAAGCGACTGATATTTTAATTTCAGGGATGACGCCGTACCTTGACACCGTTTATGAGTATTTGTTGGCGGTGGACGCGCTCACGAATTCGCTAACCTCAACGCTGGCAGGAACTGAGGTCGAGATACTTCGGGCGCTGGGCGATAACATCGGCGCTGACGATGCCGAGCGCACCTTAGCTATTAACCGTGGAACCGCGGATACCAGCGACGACATGAACGCCGAGCAAATCGGCCTCTACGACACCAATGCCGCCCGTAGGAAATACCTCGACGGGTTGATTGAAGAAAAGGGCTTACAGGACGAATACGACACACTGACCATGACCAGCGCCCAGTTGCTCAACAAGCAACGTGACGCACTGGACGAGAGCAATCGCGGCCTGTTCGACCAGATCAACGCCATCAAAGCCGCCAACACCGCCCTGGCAGACCTGGCTCAACAGCTAGAGGCCATTGGCGGGGCGCGAACCAACCTTGGCAACGCCAAGCAAAGCGTCATCTCACAGATGTCGACCTTCGATGCGCCGTCCTACTACGAGGCGCAGAAGGCGATTCTCTCCGCGCAGTTCTCCTCGGCTGGCTCGACAGATCAGAAAGTCACGATTGCCGGTAAATGGCAAGAGGCCATCAACAGCGGCATGCAAGCCCAGATCACCGCGCTCGACAAAGCCCGTGATGTCCGCCTCAAGGCATTGCAAGACGAATCCACCCTTGCCGAAGAGAATGCCGCTAAGGCCAAACAATCGGCTGAATCCATGGCCTCAGCCTTGGCCAGCATTGCCGACTACGCCAACGGCCTGAAGACCAGCAACCTCTCCACCTTGTCGCCAGAAGACAAACTCGCCGCAGCCGGTAGCGAATACCAGCGCCTGTTGTCCGCAGCACAAGGCGGGGACGCCGACGCAGCCGGCAAGCTGACGGGCGCTTCCGACAATTATCTGGGGCTGGCAAAAGACTATTACGCATCAACCGACGCCTACAGCAGCATCTTCGCGTCAGTGGAGCAATCCCTTGGGTCGCTGGGTTCGCAAGCCTCGATCTACGAGCAAATCGCCGCGACTGCTCTGAGCACTTACGACCTGGCCTCTGCGACAGCCGCCGCCGATGCTGCCTATCAAACCAGCGTGTTGGCGATTCAACAAAGCGCCGTGGATCAATTCACGTTTCTTGATGGGAAATTGGCAGAGTACCAAGTCCAGCAACAGTTTAGTCTTGACGAGCAAATCCTTCAGCTCAATTTGCTGAATGTCAAAAACGACGTCATTGGCGACAAGATTACCGCATCCCAAAGTGCCATCACTGCCGGCCTAAGTCGTGTTGAAACGGCACAGACGACGCTAAACACCACACTAACACGCGTCGAGGCTTTGTTGGCAGCGATTAACGCCAGCACCGCAACGACAGCCACCGCTACAACAACGACAGCCACCGCTACAACATCAGCCTCTACCCTAGCAGGAGCCGTCTAATGGCCTCGATCTGGCTCGCCCATCTCACAGTGTATGACCCGGCCTTACCGGGAAACCGCACCCTGTATTTCTCCTCGCAGGGATTCACCGCTGGCGCTACCCCGCCAACGGGTGGCGTGGCACATACCGCTTACGAGCCGCGCATCAAACAGCCAGCGGTATTGCGCCGGGATTGTTTCGACAAGGGAACCACAGGCGGCGAAAGCCGGGTCGGGTATGGTGCGCTGGAACTGGTCAATCTCGATGGTGGCCTGGATTACTTGGCCGACCTCGGCATTGACGGACAACCGATCAGCCTGATTTTCGGCAGCATGACCCGCAAGGGTACGCCAGTCTGGGAAACTGTCCTTGTCGGCACCGTCGAACAGCCGGCGATTGGCTGGTCTTCGGTCACGCTCCGTTTGCGCGAACGTCAGGCCGAATTTGCCAAGCCGTTATCAGCCACTACCTACGCCGGCACCAACGCACTCCCCGCAGGGCTGGAAGGCGTCGACGACATTAAGGGCAAGACCAAGCCGGTCTGTTTCGGCAAGGTCTTCAACATCTCGCCGCCCTTAGTCAACACCTCGCGCCTGATCTATCAAGTCAATGCCGGGGCTGTGCAGTCCGTTGATGCCGTCTATGACCGTGGCCTGAACTTGACCAAGGGTGCTGACTATTCCTCGCAAGCGGACATGGAAACTACGGCCCCAAGCGCCAGCAATTTCCGCGTCTGGCCTGCGGGCGGCTACTTTCGTCTCGGCTCATCGCCCACCGGCATCATCACCGCCGATGTAACGCAGGGCGCAAACGCGGCGGCGCGGACGACAGCGCAGCTACTCAAACAGGTCGCCCTAAGCGTGGGGATTGTGACCGGCGATATTAACGCAGGCGATGTGACCGCCCTCGATACCGCCAACGCTGGCGAGGTTGGGTACTGGACAGACGATTCAACCAACGCCAATGCCGCGATGGACGACATTGCAAATTCCATCGGCGCATGGTGGGGTTTCGACCGCCTCGGCAAACTGCGCATGCAACGCTTGGAAGCGCCAAGCGGTACGCCAGCGGTTTATCTCGTGCCAGCCGACATCATTCGTATTGATCGGGTGGCGAACAACGACGCAGGCCGGGGCATTCCGGCATGGAAAGTCACCCTGGGCTACAAGAAC